TACCAACATCATCAGCGTACTTCTTAGGACATTCTATCTGCCATTCATCGTGGACGTTAGCCACAAAGTGTGCAGGTATCTTATGTTTCTTCAGTGACTCATGTAGGTGGATCAGACCTTGCTTCATCGAGATCGCACCAGCTCCTTGAAGTAACGTGTTAAGTGCTGCGTGTTCCGACCGTACCCATAATCGACGACCGTCAAGGGCAGGTAAATACCCCTTCTCCGCATACCTGCTAACTTTATCTTTAAGTGTTTTGAGAGCTGGCGTATTCTTAAGGAAACGGGCGATGAGTTTCTTTCCTTCCTCGGCACTCCCATGAGCAATTGATCCAATCTTTGCTGGACCTGCTCCATAGAGAAAGGCATAGATGAACGTCTTTGCTTGCGCCCTACTTTCAAGGCCAGCAGCGAGTTGGTTTTTAGTGTGGACATCCCCATTGATCACCTCCTTAGTATACTCATCATCTTTCATGTAGTGGGCTAGCATTCTTAGTTCTAACCCTGAAGCATCACAACCTACTAAGACATTACCAGGATCTACAGTCCATACTTGTCTGCATGTCTCACCATATTCAGCATTAACAGCAGGAACCTGTGCCATGTTGGGGCTGTGGTGCGTCATACGCCCTGTGACAGCACCGTTAGTGATCACCTTACCGTGAACCCTACCGTCATCAGCAACGTGCTCTAGCCACGATGAGGACTGTGCTATACGCTTTTGGATAAGCAGGTACTCAGCCATTGCCTTAGCCTCTGGATACGACAGCTTAGATAAGATTACTTCATCAACCATTGGCTTACCTGTCTCAGTAAACTTATCAGGCTTCCAACCTAGTGATATCAACCTACGTCCTATCTGATCTCTAGAGCCTGGGTTAAACACTTCAACATGATCCTTTAGCTTCTTACCTGTCTTCTCACTAACACGTTCAGTGATGATCGGTGGGAATATAGTCTGTAGGTTCTCCTCAATGGTGGATAACTTTGTGGTTAACTGAGATATAAACTCAGTACATAAGGGAATGTCTAATTTGAAGCCATGTCTTTCCTGCTGTGCTACGATGTACTGTACTTTGTGTTCAATGTCAATGCTTTGCGGTGAGAAGTCCTTTAGTTCTTTACACAGTTTACTATGCAGTTCACCAGTAAGATTAACATCTTGGATACAGTAATCAATCATCTCTTGTGTCAGAGCAGTAAAGTCTTGGAATTCAATCTTGTGATTCCCTAATCTTTTCCCCCATGCTTCTAGACTGTGACCTCCTTCGATACTGGGATTCCATAGCCTCGACAGCACGAGCGTATCTGAGGCCTTCTTGAGTGGTATCGTAATGTTCCACAATCTCCGAAGGTGGTAACCGTCGAAGCTGATTAGATTGTGTCCGATCACTGTGTCGTAATCCTCTATAAGAGGCTTTAGTGTATTTGGATGAGTATGACATACCACCTCACTTGTTGTCAGATCCTTCGTGACTACGCAGAAGATAACAGTCTGTTTCATGTCTGTTTCGATGTCCAGCACTAAGCTCTTCATATTTGTGTACCAGTTTCTGATAGTCTTTTAGCAGTGTATCATACTTCTTCTTTAGCTCAGCATGGTCAGCTAACAACCTATCCATTACCCACATTAACCTTCTCCCCTGATGATGTCTGCTGCATCAGCATAACCTCTTCTCTCTAAAGCTTCAATGCAGCGATCTAACCTCTCTTCACTGGCTTGGAAGGCTACCATCTCAGCAAACTTCTCAAAGTCAAACAGTTCACAATCCATGCGACTGTTCCAGCATTGACTCATCATATCCCTAAGTGTTTGTTTCATTCTTCAAACCCCAATCAAATTTATTTGCTTGATGATAAGCAAGCTTTATTGCTTCTTTGATGCCCCACTGAAGCAACATCTGAACCTCTTCGTAAGTAAGATCAAGCTTTAGCGTAGCTGAACCATCATCATGCTCTTCAACGTTCGTTACCTCAGCCATTATGGTCTCCTGTTAGCATCTTGCATAGCCTCTACGTAGTCTGAAGTCTTTCTGATCTCGTTGATGATCTCTTCGAACGAACAAACTACTTCACCCATTGTAGACCCTGTACGGATCTGTTGTAAAGCAAATCGTTTCGTATCTTCTTTCAAATCTTCATAAGTCTTCATCTTGTGTGACCTCTGATAACCTTCCTGTTGAGTGGCTGTAGTAGACGTTACAGGCTGGACCCGTAATGCCATTGAATCTACTCTTAAGCACTCTAATCCTGGTGGTATTGCGTTCACGTTCATCATCATGCTGTGCATTCCTTTCCATACCAATCACCATATCAGACAACTGTGCAATGCTACCAGATCCTCTAAGCTGACCTAGTGAAGTAGCTGCTCCTTCTTCATGGCCTTTACCGTCTGGTCTCTTAAGATGGCTGACAATCAATAGTGCTATACCTGTCTCTTGCACAATCATCCTGAGTTTAGTCATGATCTCATCTAATGCTTTACGTTCATCGCCAACATCGCCAGAACTGACGACAATACTAATATGATCCAGCACAACAAAGCTACATCCGAGTCCTTTAGCCATGAATCTGACTCTTGATAGAATGTTGTCAATTGATGTACTCCCAAAATGATCAAAAAGATAAACCCTATTAGTGCCAAGAGTGTGCTCAAAGGCATCTCTAAACTCCTCATCAGTGTATGCTGTGTCAGGTAGATGTAGTGGTTTGTTCGCATGAATAGACATGATACCTTTAGCAGTTCGGACAGTAGACTCCTCTAGGAACATCAAGCCTATGTTGTCCTCAGTCTTACATAGGATATGATAAACAATCTCCCTAAGCACCTGTGATTTACCCAGTCCAGATCCTGCTGTAAACGTCACCAGTTCACCCTTACGTATACCATAGGTCAAAGCGTTAAGACCTTGCCAAGGATAGTCACAAGAGGCTTTAATCGCTGGAGTATTGATCTCTTCCCAAAGCTTTGACCCTTCAATGATCCCATCAGGTACATAGACCTCAGCAGCAAACCAGTCTTGGATATACTCCTTGATCATCTCATCTTTGAGATAATCATTAGCATCCTTATGTGGTTGCCTGTGCTTGACTATCTTAGCCTTAGCACCGAATAGATCAGCTACCTTCGTAGCAGCTTGCTTACCAACTTCATCAGCATCAAAGCTGATAACAATGGTTTCAAAAGAGTCAAGATATTCATAGTTGTCTTTGCAGTCCTTTAGTGCTGATTGTGCGCCATTGCGTATACTTACTACCGGATACCGCATACCATTCATCTGATACACAGCAACAGCATCAAACTCACCTTCAGTGATAGTAATGCTCTTACCACCTTTAGGGAATAAGTGTTGTCCGAACAAAGTAGCTTTAGACCAATCACCTTTGATGGTGCACTCAGTCTTCATTGCATCATGTCTTACCTTGTATGCAGTGACCTTACCATCAGCATCACAGTAGGGAAAAGCTACACCACCTTCATCAGTGATCATCACACCAAAGGCTTTTAAGGCATCTCTGGAGAGGTTTCTTAGCGGTATAGACTGATACTTACCATCTAGCATTGGAATCACCTTAGCAGACTTTGTATGCTTTTGCCTGAAGTTATCATCATGTTCAGACAATTTAGTATTCGTACCACAAGCAAAACAGTGTGACCAAGTCTCTCCTTTATCGTTAACAGATACGGACAACGCATCACTAGATCCACAATCATCACAGCCAACATGAGTGGCTAAGTAGTTCACCTGTTTTTCTCCTTTAAGGCTTGTTCAATGGCTCGTGCGAATCCCCAACGATCAAACCATTCTGAATTACTTGCATCAATTTTTTGAGACAAATAACTCAAGTCCTGTATCTCCTCATCCGTCAGCCCTTGCCACTTACGCCGTGGTGATATGTCATCGCGCCGCCTGAGTCGGATTTGTCCTTCCAAGTTAGGGTCGTCAACAACTTCATAGACTTCTGAATCTAAAGATTCATATCTAACCACACGAAAATCAACTTCGTGAATCAATTCACAATCACAGCAAAGCAACGAGCTTTCCAGCGGCGAGTGGTATTCCCAGTCGCACCAACCATCTTCCATAGCTTCTCTGCTCATGTGTTTTTCTCCTTTAGGGCTTGTTCAATGGCTTTTGCAAAGGCAAGCACACCATAATTCTTGCCACCTTCGTAAAGGTTTGTGTCTGCTAGCTCAAACACAGCATCATCCGACAGCCCAACCCATTGCTTTGGTGGTGTGTATTTCTCCTGCACATTGCACTCTGAACAGGATTGCTCTACCTTGTGCCGATACGTCTGGCAAGTAACACCGTGTCGCTCATACCGCCAAACCTGCTTTTGCAGTTCGTCTCGTTCACGAATCAGTGCGGCACACTGTTCAGTCAGTAAGCGTATTGCTGTCACCGGCTCCTGCTCTGGCTGCGCCAGCCTCTCTAGCAGGGCGGTGATCGCCTGTTTTCTATTAACCAAACCCGCATGGCTTACCGGATCGCTCTCAAGAGCCTCAAGCGCCAGCTTCATAGCTTCTCTGCTCATATTGTCCTCAGATTAAAAGGGTTATGCCAACAGATACCAGTGTTATCCCTAGTGTTGTATCCACCCAGTGAGTACGATATCAAGTATTGGTGATCATCCTTCCTAATATCCCTATCAACAGTGTAGTTATCAACTAACCTGGACATAGAGTCTCTGATCTGCTTAGAGGTCTTGTTAGGGAATGCCTCTAGGAGGTCTTCTAAGGTAGCATGGCGGCCATGATTCTCTAGGTAGGCTACGTAGGGGTTAACCTTGCGCTTTCGTGGCTTTCTCATACGTTGAACCCTTTAGCATTCAGAGCCTTAGTAAGTTGTCTCATCATAAAGTAAAAACCGTACTCTTGGCATAAGCGAACAAAACGATTCAGTACATCATTGATGTTGTGATCCTCATGCATATCTTCATACTCGCCTTTAGTGTAATCAAAGGCTTCTTCAGGTAAAAACTCATCGTCAGGGTACATTTCGAACAATCCTTATGTTAAGCCCTACTGTACATAGGCTAAATAGTCTAAGTACTAAGTATATATTAAATATAAGTACATAGTAT